GACCGCTCAGTCAACGCCAATGGCCTAGCAGTACACGGCACGATCACGAAAGCTGCTGTGGCTACTGGTGCTGATCTGATGGGTTACTCTGGTTTCAGTGCAAGCAACTACCTTGAGCAGCCTTACAATAGTGATCTTGATTTTGGGACGGGTGATTTCTGTTACATGGGGTGGTTTGTTGATTTTGGTGGAGCAAGCGCAGTCTCTGGTACAGGGTTTATCAGCAGAGGTATTACTGATGCTGGTGGCGCTAGATTCATGCCCCGATTGAATAGTGATGAAACGATAACCTTGTATACAGAAAGCGGTTCCACTGCATGGGCATCACCCATTCCTCTTGGCAACACATTTATCTGCTTCGTGAGAAAAGATGGTGTGATGTACCAGTATATTAATGGGGTTCTTAAGCAGACTACGGCGTTGGCTGATAGCTTTACTCTCGATTCTGCTGTACTCCGAGTCGGTAAAGCTCTAACTGGCTGGGCTGAGTTTCCTGATGGTTTGGCGCTTTGGCGGGCTAGTGCTACAGCCCCCTCAGCAGATCAGATCGCCAAGATATATCGCGATGAGCTACCACTCTTTCAAGAAAACGCACAAGCAACCTTGTACGGTTCATCTGATTCTGTAACAGCACTGGCTTATGACGAGGACACTGAATTGCTTCATGTAGGTACGTCAGCAGGCCGCTCAGTGTTTGATGGTTTACAGCGAGTAGACAATACAACGGTCGCTGTGACGACAGCTATAGCAGCCAGTGATGGCATGGTGGTGGAGCAATAATATGACTGTCTTGGTAAGCAAACCAGTAATCAATATCCGTGAGAAGTTAACTGCTCTTAAAGCCCAATGTGGTTATGAGGAGCAGCAGTTTTACTTTGATAACCTACTAACAAATGGGGGTTTTGATTCAGACACGATCTGGACAAAGGGTACAGATTGGACTATTGCGTCAGGCGTGGCGACAAAGGCAGCGGGTGCTGTAGCGCAACTGACTCAACCAAGTGTCGCTATTATTGGGGTTAATTACCGATCTACCTACACGCTATCAAATTATACTGGGTCTGGTTCATTCAGGGCGCGTCTAGGATCTGGCTCAGTCGGTCAAAGTGTGGCAGCGAATGGCACTTATATTGATGAGATACCTGCGGCTCATGTTGATTATGCCATTCAAGCAGTGAACAGCAGCTGTGGCGCAAACATAGATGACACGTCGCTATTTTTGTCAGATGGTACCGATGTCGTTCACTACCTCCCGAGAGGCTGGCTACCAACTCAAGTATTCGTCGATGGCCTGCTCCTTCGAGAGGGTGTCAGCGACGATTACACCGTCCATAGCAATGGCTTCGATACTTGGATTAAACCCGCTGTAGCACCTACCGCTGCAACACAGACCTGCATCATTGGAGTACGCGCATGAACTTTATAGCGAAGGGTGATGTGCCTATGTCCGGTGAGCAATTGAACCGGCGTACTCAGGCTTATATCAATCGTGATTGGCCAGAGTGGAAGCGCGAGCGATCTATTAGACTGGCTGATGGTAAATTCGATACCTACATGGTTGGCATCAGTGCTAACGATGATGCTAATAGAGCAGCCAACTCATTCAATGGGAGTCTCGTTGCCTACAAGAACGCAGTCGCTCGCCTTGAGCGCTATGTGTTGGCTGAGGGTCAGGATGAACTGATCGAGGACATCCCGACTGGTGAGCAAGAGTTTGATGAGGTGTCAGGGCAGATGGTCGATGTAACTCTCGCCACTGTCACCAAACAATTCATTGAACCGCTGCCGGCCACTGTCGAGGACACCACCTACGACGAGAACGGTGATCCCGTTGTATCTACTATTTATAAACGACTCATTGTCCAGGACGCCGCTGAGCGTCTGAGCGCACAAGCGACTATCAATTCGACAAACCAAGAGGTTATTGACTGGGTTGCGGCTGAGAGTGCGTAAACAGCTAGGAGAGAATAATGTCGCTATCTGTTGCTAACATCACGAGCTATCCGCGCATCACTCCACTGAAGGCTCTGGTTTATATTGGTAAGACGAACACCATCGAGCTGTCTGTTGACCGAGTTTATCCGGCGTCTCTCGCTGCAGTACAGGAGAAGTGGGCAGGGGTAACGCGAATGGTTCTTCATGTTGTGAGTCTAAGCAATGCAGGAGCCGCATCAGAGCTAATAGCGACAGCGGATACCGACGCTGACCCAGCGCTGATTGACTATAGTGAGGATGGTTTGTTGGGCTTGAATCTAGGCGGACTATTAACACTGGCCGGAGGAGTGATTCCAGAGGGTGAGTATCTAATGCGGCTCACCAAGTACAGCGGCTCAGTTCAGCATCAGATACTCCACGAGCAGACTCAGATCGCCAGGCTTCAATTCGTGAACGTAGATGAAGTCGGTTAAGCAAGCGATGCATGCCCTAAAAGGTACTCCCGGCGGGGTCTCCTTACGGGTGCGCGGCAGCGCAGAGTCTCGCTATTTATGAGAATTCTGTAGTTAAGGTTGTACTGTACGATTATCCCGAGAGCAATTTGTTGTAACGCCAATGCCAAAAAAGCCAGCCAAGCCAGAGAAACACTGGATAAACCGCAAGACTATGGTTGCCTCGTTAGGGATTTCTGGCGCAGCTTTTGATAAATGGAAGGTACAACCAATAGAGCGGATAGGCCGAGAGGCATTTTTTACAGTTCAGGACGTTTTAAAGAACCGAATGGACCACAAATTGGCGCAGCTCGAATCCCGGAAAACCCCGATTGACGACGCTGACGGCGAAAAAATCAATCCTCTTTTGGAAAAGTCAAAGCTCGACCGTGAGAAGAGAATCGGGCAAGAACTTAAAAACGACACGACGAAAGGGAATCTTTTCCCATTGTCTGCCGGTCGCTATGTCTTCTCTCGGATCGGCGCGGAGATGGCGGCAGTACTAGAGTCGCTACCGGCCAAGATAAAGAGAGTCATGCCCAAAGTGACAGCGACTCAAATCAACGAGGTTAAAAAGGAAATTGCTAAAGCAAGAAACTCATGTGTCGACATTCCCGATCGGCTCGATGAGTTCCTTGAAGAGTATTACGCCGAGACAGAGAAATAATTTAAAGGAGTTCGTCAAAAGCGCGTTAGTAGCGACGCTTAGAACACCGGAACCACTGACTGTGTCGGAGTGGGCAGACAAGAACTTTTATCTCTCTGCTGAGTCCGCGTACATCGAAGGCGATTGGGAGACGATGCCTTATCAGGTTGCCCCTTTAAATTCGATGGGAAACGACGACATCAAGGTTGTGAACCTTGTTAAGTCGGCTCGTGTTGGTTACACGAAAATGATTTTGGCGTTCATCGCTTATGCCATAGAACACAAGAAGCGGAACGGGATGGTCTGGCAGCCCTCTGATGATGCTAGAGATGATTTCACGAAGCAGCATGTGGATCCAATGATTCGCGATGTCTCTTGCATGCGTCGTCTTTTCCCGTACATCGACAAGAAAAGTAAATTCAATACACTTGACTACAAGCTGTTCAGGAATAGCAGACAGCTGTTTTTGAAGGGTGGTAAGTCTGGGAAAAACTATCGTGAGAAGTCTGTAGATTTCGGCATCTATGACGAGCTATCGAGCTTCGACGCCGATATCGACCGAGAAGGCGACGCGGTAACGCTTGGAGATGTTCGGATGTCAGGGGCCGCGTTTCCAAAATCGATACGAGGATCTACACCAAAAGAAGCTGGTACCTGCCAGATCACGAAGGCGGCAGACGACGCGGATGAGCATTTCCACCGCTACTACCCTTGTCCTCACTGTGGGGAAAAGCAGGTACTACGCTGGGGTGGTCCAAATGCAAGCTTTGGCATTAAGTACGACGACGATGATCCGGATTCAGCGGCTTATCTTTGCGAGCACTGCGGCTCGCTGATTGATAACGACGCGATGCCAGCAATGGACCGCGAGGCAGTTTGGATATCAGACAACGGTGTAAGCACGATCGATGGCATCGTGTTCTATGACGCAGCGGGGAAGCACGTAACAGCTCCTGAGTCGGTAGCCTGGCACATGTGGGCAGCCTTCTGCGCTCCCGGCGGAAAGAACTGGCGACAGATAGTCGCTGATTTCATTAGAGCAAAAAAAGACCCGATCAAACTTAAAGCGTGGGTGAACACATGCTTAGGTGAGGTATGGGAAGAAGAATCAGACAAAACGGATCCACATCACCTCTATATGCGACGAGAACACTACCCGAACGGCAAGGTGCCAGCGAAATGCGGACTCCTTCTTTTTGGTGGTGACACGCAAGACGATCGTGTCGAGATAAGTGTTTGGGGATTCGGTATCGAGCGCGAGTCATGGCTGATCGAGCACGAGATATTTTACGGCGACCCCGGACGTCCCGAATTATGGAATCAGGTCGAGCAGTACATAACGCTCGGCAGCTGGGAGCATGAGTCCGGAGCGATGCTGCGGGTACGAGGCGGTGGTCTAGATACCGGCGGTCACTTTACCGGCATGGCTTATAAATTCTGCAAGAAAAATCAGACCAGAAACTTCCTCGCGCTGAAAGGCTCGAATCAGTTGTCGGCGCCTCTGACGAGCCGGCCAAGTCGGAACAACGCGGAGCGGGTGCGGCTTTTCTCGATCGGAACCAACGAAGCGAAAGACCTCATCTATGGTTGCTTAAAAATCGAAGAGCCTGGTCCTGGATACGTTCACTTTCCAGTAGCGGTCGAAGCGGAAGAGTACTCCGCTGATGACGAGTACTTCGCACAGTTGACCGGCGAGAAGAAGGTCACCGAATACAGGTCAGGCCGACCCATTAAAAAATACAAAGCATTCAGACCCCGAGTGGAGGCTCTGGATTGCTACGTTTATGCGCTAGCGGCGCACGAGATTTTGAAATTTAACGTAAGGGTTCTGCTCCGCGACCTAACTCCTGGTCCCGACGGATCACCACCGCCAGCCTCAAGGCCGGCGAGAAAGAAAGCCACTATCCAACGCGATAACAGCGGCTGGATGGATCGTTACAAGAAATAACCGAAGGGATATCCAATGTCAGCGACTATTACTCTTGCCTCGGTACAAGCCGAGCTGCAGGTATGGCTCGATGCCCGTACTAAAGCAGCGAAAGGCCAGTCTATTTCGATCGGCGGTCGAAGCCTATCAACGCAGGATCTGAAAGAGATCGACGCAATGGTTAATAAATTGTCGCGTCAGGAAACAAAACTGCTAACACAACAGCAGTCCGGCAGTACTCGTAAAACGCTCGGGTCACTGGCGCGGTTTAGCTGATGGTCTCTTACTCAAAACTGCTGGCGATGGTTGCGCCGGAATATGCGATGCGTCGCGTCCAAGCGCTGCGAGTCACGGCTGCTTATGAGAGTGCCAAGCCTGGACGGACGCATAAAGTAAAACGCGAATCGCGTGGCGCTAATGCTGCGTCAACCGAGTCCGGAGATTCACTCCGCCAGCAAGGGCGTTACCTCGAGCAGAACAACGATATCGCAAAAGGCGCTCTCGACATTCTGGTCAACAGAACGGTCGGCATGGGCATCATTCCAGAGTTCATGGTCGAGAAAAAGAACGGGGATCTGTACGACGAAGTCAACGAGCAACTCGCTGAGCTTTACGAGGATTGGACGCGCCGCTCCGAAGTTACATGGCGCGATGACGAGACGTCCGCTCAGAGACTCGGCGCTCGGACATTCTTCCGCGATGGCGAAGTATTCGCTCAGCATCTAATAGGGCCGACACGTGGCTTAACTCATGGCACCGAGGTTCCTTACAGCTACGAGCTGATCGAACCAGACATGCTGCCTATGCATAACCACAACGAATCGAAACGGATTGTGTCGTCGATCGAGATGAATGGATGGGGCAGACCTGTCCGTTATCACGTACTAAAAACACAGCCCGAGAGCATTGCGCGAGTCGGGCGCCTGGTACCGTCGTCCGATGAGACGCGAGCGATCGCATCGGCTCGTATGAGTCACCTCTCTATCCGTAATCGGATCCGACAGGTACGTGGCGTCTCTGTATTCGCATCTGTATTGAAACGACTCTCGGACATTGACGAGATTGATGAGACAGAACGAGTCGCTGCCAGAATCGCGGCTGCGGTGGCGCTGATTATCACAAAAGGTGATCCGTCGCTTTACCAGGCTCCGGATCCTGATGACGAAAATGCAAACCAGCGTGAGCTGGATATTAATCCGGGAACCATTGTCGACGACTTACTGCCTGGTGAAGATGTTAAGTCGTTCGTTTCTAACCGACCCAACAATCAGCTGATCCCATTCAAAGAGTCGCAGTTTAAATCTGCGGCGGCAGGTCTTGGTGTCGGCGCGAGCTCGCTCGGCAAGAATTACAACGGCAATTATTCAAGCCAGCGTCAGGAGCTGGTTGAGCAGCACGACCACTATGGCGTGATGTGGAAATACATCGTCGAAAGAATGGAGCGGGACAAGGTCGAGAATTTTGTCCGAGCCGCAATGATGATGCGCAACGGTGTGGTCTTGCCTGACGATGCCAATGCTGCGTCGTTGTATCGGATCCATTTTAGCCGACCAGCGATGCCATGGATTCAGCCGCTTCAAGAAGCCAAAGCCTGGGCGACGCTGACCGAAAACAAATTCGAAAGCACCAGCGGGATTATCCGAAGTCGTGGTGCAAGTCCGCGACAAGTTAGAAAGCAAATTGAACGCGAAGAACGGCAATCACAGGAGCCTAAGACAAATGAAGAAGATTAAAGTCACCAACCTAGCCAAGTCGCGCGAGATCAAGAGCGGCTGGTTTTCCATGGTAGCGACCAAAGCTACTGCCGAGGCACAGGGATTCGATCACGTCGCGCTGCACATATTCGGCGAGATTGGCTGGGAAGTAACGGCCGCGGAATTCATCCAGCAATTGGAAGCACTCGGCGACGTTGAAACGATCGAAGTCGAAGTCGGTTCGGTTGGCGGTAACGTGTGGGAAGGTCTCGCGATTTATAACGCGCTGATCACTCACAAAGCAAAAATCTCCATGCTGGTCACATCGCTGGCTGCCTCTATGGCATCTGTCATTGTGCAAGCAGCTGCGCCAGGCGAATTGAGAATGATGCAGTCATCGATGCAGATGATTCATAACCCGGCGACTGGTGTGTGGGGTGATCAGCACGACCACGAGAAAGCTGCTGAGGCGCTCGGCAAGATCCGAGAAGCATTGGTCGGTGCCTATATGCGGCGTTTCACTGGTACCGAAGAAGAACTCATCACGATGCTGGACCAAGAGACCTGGCTTACCGCAGAGGATTGCGTGGCTAATGGTCTGGCTGACGAGGTCGTTGACGTCGAACTGGAGATTGCCGCCTGTTTAACAACAGAGGCGATCACCAAGGTTTACGACAATGCGCCCAAGGAATTTCTTGCATTGATTGAAGGCTCAGCGCCGGAAGGTCAGGACGAGGATAACGCTGCTTCGGCAGTTCGAATGCAACTGGTGCACGACACCATTGCAAAACACAAACAGTCGGCAGCCGCCGACGACAATTCACAGGATGATTTAGATATGACTGAAGAAGAAAAAGCGGCGGCTGCGAAAGCCGAGCGACAGGTAGAAGCCAAGCGTCAGAGCGATATTCGCGCTGCCTTCAAGCTTCATAATATCAATGGCACGATGGATGTCTTGATGGAATCATGCATCGCTGATATCGATTGTGCGATCGCTGATGTAAATGCAAAAATCCTAGCCGAATTGGGAAAAGGCAGTCTGCCAGCCGGCGGCGCCGCTCATGTGGTTGAGGATTCAATCGATAACTTTCGCGCAGGTGTTGGCGAAGCAATCGAGATGCGAATGGGCGTCAAGAAAGTCGATCATTCCAACGAGTTCGTCAGCACGTCTCTAATCGAAATGTGCAAGCGAAGTGCCACCATGCGCGGCATTGATATCGCTGGATTGAATCGGGACAAGATTGTAGCCGTTGGTTTGCAGCCTGGTTCTGACTTTCCCGGAATCCTTGAGAACATCGTAGGCAAAGAAGTGCTGCGTGGATACCAGGAAACTCCGGAGATCTATTCGACTCTCGCGCGTATCGGCACACTGCCCGACTTCAAAGCATCCAGCCGAACAGGTTTGGGAGCCGCGCCTTCGCTACCCGCGAATAGTGAGCTGCAGGAGGTTGAAACGATCACCGTTGCCGACCGGAAGCAGTCCATTCAACTGGCTACCTATGCGGCTCGCATTGGTCTTAGTCGTCAGGCGATCATTAATGATGATTTGGGAGAGTTCTCTCGAATGATTATGAAGGTCGGTCAAGCGGCTCGCCGCACTGTTGGTGACCAGTTCGCCAATGTGTTTACACAGCACGCTGACGGCCAGCTGCTAGATGAAGGCGCTGCTCGTATCTTTGATGCGGCTCGTACTAATACCGGCACCGGTGGCGTACCAACCACTGCCTCGTTCGCGCAAATGCGAACCTTAATGATGACTCAGTCGGATGTAGGCGGTAACGCGACCAACCTGAACATCAATCCTCGCTACATTCTTTGCCCCGTCGCATTAGAAGGTCAGTGCCAGGTCGTTGCTCAGAGCGAGAAAGAAGTGCTCGCGGCTAAAACAGCAACGACGCCAAACACTGAGCGAGGTCGTTGGGAGATTCTCATGGACTCTCGTTTGGATACGGCGAACGCTGCTCGTTATTACGCACTCGGCGATCCTAACGTCTATGACACGATCGAGGTCGCGTTCTTGGATGGTCTGGACGAGCCGCAGATACAAGAAGTTGATATCTACGATCCAATGGGCGTGTATTGGGTTGGCTGGATTGACTGTGTCGCACAGGCATTGGACTTCCGAGCAATGGCAATAAACGACGGCTCTTAATAGCGAGCAGCCAAAAAACTTAACCCCCCCCAACGTATCAAGTGCGAGTCGCTAATGGCTCGCACCGCTGATCGTTTTTTTTAGGATATTGAAGTCATGACTAAGATTCGTGAAGGCAATAGCATCGTTCATACTGCTGGTGGTTCTGCCATCGCTAAAAACGATGTGGTTGTCATAGGTAACTTAATCGGCATCGCAGCCGAGGCTATTGCAGCCAACGGGACTGGTGTGGTGCATCTTGAAGGTGTATTCGCTGGTGTACCTAAAGTGTCGGCAGCTGTGTTTGTTGTTGGTGAAAAACTGATCTACGACGTCTCTGCAAGTGCGTTCGACGATAGTTCAGCAACTCCGGCAACCGGCGACGTGACCGGCGGAGCAGTCGCTATGGTGGCTGGTTTAAATGCGGTGACAACTTGCACCATTAAGTTGACTCCTGGCAATACGGTCGTCACCTAAAAGTGACGTTTCGTAGCGATGCAATTCTGGCCACCGAGGACATCATCGATGCCCTTGGTGAGCCAGTATTATTTCAATCGAAGTCCGGCACATCAAAGACGATCACCGCTGTATTCGAGCGAGAATACTTTGATCTAGCGTATGGCAGCGGAGTATCAAGTTCGCAACCAGTGTTGAGTGCGAAGTCCTCGGACGGTCCTTTTAAAGAATACGATTTGTTCCTGGTCGACAATCAAGAGTATCGAGCTGTAAACCTCGACCGAGATGCGGACGGACAGACAAGGATAGGTCTCGAAAAGAATGGGTAATAAACACCGAGCAGAGCAATTGATCGACGCGATCATAGACAATATCGGCACAACCACCGCAGCAGGCGAACACGTCTACTCATGGGCTGCCAGATCATTACCCAACGAGCCATATTTAATTGAAATTCAATCCGGTGCTGACGACATTGAGTCGATTGCGATAAACACGATTGACTCCTGGTTGACGGTCTTTGTTGATCTGCACACCAATGGACAGCAGCCAGTTCCCAGGGAACGTGGTGCGCTTCCTGCTTACAAAGAAAACCTGTTTCTCCTGAGGAAAGATGTGCACATAGAGATTATGCGCGATATCACTCAGGGTCTTGGCTTCGTTATCGACACGAAACCCGCAGGAGCTTTAGAGCCACAACTTAACGGCGACGGTGAAAGTGTCGCAGCATTTATGCGAACTGTATGGCAAATAAAATACAGAAGTTCAATCAATGATCCCAGTCAGTAAACAGGAGTTCCAATCATGCAAAACAAATTAACTTTCCTATCGCGGAAGGGTGGAACTCGCGTGTTCGAAAACGATCACGATCGCCTGGTAGACGATATCGTCAATGCTATTTCATCAGTCTCGATGACGAGATACACCACCAGCGATAAGCCGCGAGTGGACGACCTTGAGCAGCTGCTCGGCGAACAAATCACGGAAGGCCAGCGCGATGAGGCGCTAAAAATATTCCACATCAGGAACGGTGACGGCGAGAAGATCCGCTCGATAGATCCTGAGCCGGCTCTATCACCATCGACTGATTCAACAGGGGATCAAAATGAAACTGACTAAGCAAGAAGGCATTCTCGTCAAACTGGAAACCACACCAGGCACTGACCCCACACCCACCGCGGCTGATGATTCGGTGATGGTTGAAGATATCGGCTGGTCGTTTGCTGGCGCACGTATGGTCGATCGCAGCGCTGTCAAAAGCACTCTAGGTCAACTGAAACCAGTCTTTGCCGGCACACTTATGGAAATGACCTTCAAGTGTGAGTTAAAAGGATCCGGCACGGCTGGCACAGCGCCAGAGGTTGGCGCTCTTCTGCAGGCTTGCGGTTGTGGCGAGACGATCGTTGCAAGTACCAGCGTGACCTATGCAGGGGTCTCCACCGGACACAAGTATGTGACCATCTATTACTACGAGGATGGCAGCATTTACGAAATGAACGGTTGCCAGGGCGATATGGAGATTACTTACGAGGCTGGCGGCATTCCAATGCTGAACTTCACAATGACCGGTCACCTGGTTGGTCCGATCGATGGTTCTCTGGTGACGTTCGTCTTTGACTCAACCGTCCCAGTGCCGTTCATAGACGCATCATTCGCCACCGGCGGCTTTGCCTCAGTGATCGAGAATCTTTCATTCTCGCTAGGCAACAAGATCGTGACACCGTCGGATCCGAACAATGCCGACGGCTATGGCCAATTGGCTATTGTCGATCGCGAGTACACCGGTTCTTTCGATCCACAGGCGACACTGATCGCTACTGATGATCCTATCGGTGACTGGAAGGGCGGCGTGTCTAAGGCGATCGCAACGGGAGCGCTGGGATCTACCGGAGGCAACATATCATCCCTATCCCTCCCGACTTGTTATTACCGAGAACTCGGCCCAGGCGATCGGGACGGCATTCGAACATTCGACATCGGCTTTATGGCCGCCGGTGACGACTCCGCATTTTCACTCGCATTCACATAAGAGACACCCGGTATGGCAATGAAGTTAGCAGGAGGGCTGGTTGAAGGTTGGTACACGCTGAGAGCCGAGCAAGACTCAGAAAACCCCGACGAAAAGCCCACTCGTTTCAAATTGAAGCCACTGACACAGATCGAACTGCTAGAAGTTATGAGCGAGGGCGATTCTCTTTCAGATGGATCCTTTGTTCCTAACCACACCGGCCGCTTAATATTGTTGCGTCGCGGCCTGGTTGGTTGGGATGAGGTCTATGACTCAAACGGCGAAAAGAAAGAATTCTCGAAGTCCGAAGCCAACAACTTGCCGGCACAGGTACTGGGCGAGATAGCCAACGAGATCATCCTTCGATCAGTTCTGACCGAAGAAGAAAAAAAAAGCTAGGCATCACTTACACGGTTGTCGCTAACCGTAACGACTTCGATTGCAAACGATGCAAGTGGAATCGTCATTGCGACAGCAGTAATCCGGCTCCTATGAAACAGTGGAAGATACCGGCTCTCAACATTGAGTCGGATATCTGTCTACTGCCAATGGTGGACGAGCAGTCCGCATTCTTTTTGCGTTTACACGTTCACTACCGAAACCGAATCCTGTTCACCGAAGGCGGACTCACGTCCCAGCCTAATCGCTATCTTGAGGCGATGGAGCAGGTCGAGCAACTGATAGGCATGAATCATGGCTGACGAGTACAAGTTCATAATCACCGGCAAAGACGCCACTAAGCGCGCGTTTGCCTCGATTAGACAGAACCTCGGCAGTGTTCGCGCTGGCGTCAACTCCACACAACTGAAAGTCGCTGCGCTTGCCGGGGCTGCAGGACTGGGTGCGTTAATTAACAATTCCCTAAAGGGCGGTGACGCGCTGGGCAAGTTTGCCGATCGCGTGGGCGCAACCACCGAAGGTCTAGCCGGCCTGCAGTTGATTACTGAATTAAATGGCGAGTCGTCCGAGTCGCTATCCAAATCCCTCGAGAAGATGAACCGTGGCGTCGGTGAGGCGCAGCGTGGAATCGGTACTGCTCTCCCAGCATTCGAGCAACTTGGCCTCAGCGTCGACGAACTCGCCAAAATGCCAGCAGACGAGCGATTCATCAAGATCGGTGACGCCATCGGCAGACTAGACGACGAAACGCTCCAAGCGTCCCTATCAGCTGACATCTTCGGCCGTTCCGGTGTTCGGTTAATCAACACCTTCGAGCAGGGTGAAGAAGCAATGCGTGGTGCTACCCAGCAGGCTATCGACCTGGGTATAGCCATGAGCCGAACTGATGCTGCAAAGATTGAAGCCGCCAACGATGCCATGCTGCTCGCCAGCAAGCGCGTCGAGGGTATCGGCAACCAAGTCACTGTCGCTGTCGCGCCTATCATTGCTGAATTGGCTGATCAGTTCACTGCAGCCGGATTCTCGGCTGACGAAATGACGGACATCATCAACCGTGGTCTCGATATAAGTACCGGTGTGGTTGGCACCTTTGCGGACGGCATACATGGCATCAATGTACTGTTCAAGCTCGGCGAAGTAGCTGGACGTGGATTAGGTACCGCTGTGGTCGGTAGTCTTAACTTCGCGCAGAACAAAGCCTTCGAATTCTATAACTCCATCAAGAGTTTCATCCTCGAGCCGCTGCAGGACGTCCTAGAACTGGCCGCACCTTTCTCCGATCGCGCAGCTAATGCGCTGCAAAGCGTCAATGCTGCGCTGGTGGACATAAAGCCACCGGCTGGACTTGGCGAAATGTTCGATGAGATGAATGCTGGCTTTCAACAGGCCAAGCAAGAATTAAACGACCTGGTGCTGGAACAGATACCGAGCCAGATCATCGGGGAGAAGCTGCAAGCGGTTCTCGACGGAGCCCAGGCTAAAGCAGAAGAGATTGCCGCCAAGGCACAACTCCGACTCGATAAACCTGATCTTGGTGAAGATACTGGCGGCATCGATGTTACCGAGCAAGAGCGCACCCAGGCGAAGTTGGACCGTCTGAATGAAAACTACGCCACCGAGCTCGAGCTGCTTCGCGGAAAGCTACTAACTGAGCAGACTATCCTGGCCGAATCCCATCAGCAGAACCTGCTTACCGAAGACCGTTTTAATGCGCTGAATCTACGCGCCGCCAAAAAATACGAACTGGCCAAGACTAACCTTGAAGAGAAGAGCGCTGCCGATCGTCGCAGTAAGCTGTTTGGCAGTCTGACAACGATCTCTGGAGCTTTCGGCGGTCAAAGCAAGAAGATGTTCAAGCTGCAGAAGAACCTGGCACTTGCTGAGGCTGCCGTGTCGCTCCCATCTGCAGTGTTGAGTTCGTACAAAAATGCCGGCGGCTTTCCGTTGGGCATTCCTGCGGCCGCGGCTATGGCGGCAACTGGTCTCGCACAGATCGCACAGATTAAAAGCTCATCCCTCGGATCTGGTGGCGGTGGTTCGATATCGGTCGGTGGCAGCGGCGCTGTGGGCGGTAATGTTGGCACCGCGGCGGGTGTTGTGGCTGCAGGGACGTCTCTCGTCGACAGTCTTTCAGGCTTTCAATCCGACAGTGGTCAAAAACAGGAATCTAAACCAGATATCCATTTTCACTTCCCTGACGGCTTGGTGGTCGGATCCGATGCCGAGCGTAACCTGGCAGACATGCGTCGGCTCATTGTGGAAGAAGACTTTCAGCTGATACCTCCAGGCTCTCGTAACGGCATCGATCTGGCTGCAGGCGGAGTTGCCTAATGGGCTATATCAATTACACACCGACCCGATCGTTGATCGGTAGTAGCGACGGCAAGCTGCATCCAGTATTCCAGCGGTACGCCACCAAGCATCGCGATAAAGTCGAGACCAGCGAATCTTTGAATGGCGCCAGTGTTGAAACCAGTTACCTGGGTCGTGTGAAACGATACGAGCTCATCACTGACCCTATCGATCTAAGTGACTGGCCTATGTGGGAAGAGTTCTGGCATTCCGTCGCCGGTGGCGCGAGCTTTACCCTGGACGCTGCCGGCACCGAGGGATCTCCGAATAATGCCATCACCGTGAAGTTTGTTCCGAATACGTGGAAAGAGAACGACCCTGGACCCAGGCACCGGGTTTATCAGTTCGAAGTGAGGGTCGTATAACTCGTGAGACAGAATAGCGACAACTACAACAACTATGCCCTGAAGTCGGAGCGAGAGCTCCGCCTGGTTGTATCGATCGAGTTTAGTGGGACCACGTACTACTTCACATCGCACGACGATATCGATACACCTGAAGCTTCAACGATTCACGAGTCGTTGAAGAACGTGAACGCCAAGACGCAGCGGTATCTACCTGAACAAGCACGCTCGGAGATCGGCCGGTTAAAGTTTAGCCTGCTCGATGTGGGTGAGGCTGTCTCAGATCTGTTGAACGACGAGCAATACAACAATGACGAGGGACCACTGCACAGAAAAGTCGTTCTATATCGTGGTTTCTACAATCTGGCCTGGTCCGATTACCGGGTAGAGATGACTCAGCTGATCGATTCGAAAATCAGTTTCGAGAAAAACGTCTATGACTTCTCCTGTTCTGACAAGCAAAGCCAGCTTAAGAAAAATATATTTAACTTCCCCTCTACGCGCCTGAGTGCCGGTGTAACGGCCGAAGCAACAACCTTAAGCGTCTACACCACGGAAGGCTTTGACGTCGTGCCCCAGGGGACTAGCTATTCTTATCTGCCGTCCACCAGCGTCATCATGTTGCGTATCAAGTACCAGGACAACTGGGAGATCTGCAGCGCCACCGGGAAAACAGCCACAACATTTACTGGTGTGGTGCGGGGATTGTTCGGAACCGTCGCCCGGGCTCACCAACTGCCAGAGGACGCGAATTCGGATAACGGTGTCGAGGTCGAGTACTACCCTTACCTCGAGTTGCCTGTAGCGAAATTAGTCTATGCCCTGCTAACAGGTGTTCTTCTTAATCAGGGTGGTGCTGAGTTACCCAGTGCTTACCACCTGGCCATTCCAGAAGCGGATATCATTTCGGCGAGCTTTGAAAGCTATCCAGACTGGTATTTGACGACAGACGATACTCGAGGGCTCATTCTCGCATTCGAGGGTGGCGCAATGTCCGAGGGCGATGGCAAGGCATTCATCGAGAAAGAGATCCTATCGCTAATCAATGCGTTTCTCCTGGTAGAGCCCGATGGCAGATTATCGCTGCGGCGCAAGGTTCCGGTTCTATCCAGCTCTGATTATGTTGGTGTGCTGAATGAAAACTTGATATCTAGCGTCAATGCCCTCGAGCATGATCTCGATGCTGTTTCGTCAAGGTTTCGAATCCGGTGGGGATACCGGGAGTTCGGGCCCAACAACAAAGGATTTTATCGCGAGCGTGTGATTACCGACACCATCGCCGCGGCCCGGTTTCCAGATGCGAAAACGAAGGAGCTCGCCTTCAAAGGTCTGACGCCAGCCAGGCACACAACTACCATCCTGCGAAACATATTCGAGAGCCAGCGAGATGCAGTAGCGTCTCCGCCATTACACCTGTCTGGTGTTCGGCTGATGCCTTCCATTGGATTCGATGTTGAACTTGCAGATGTGTTTCGAGTTGATCTCTCGCACGTTCGGGATTACCAATCATTAGTCGACGTCAGCAGTCTGGACCGCCCATTCGAAGTCCAACGAATCACGATTGATCAAATCAAGGACTCCGTGATCGTCGACTTTGTAGGATCGGGGAATAGCGCGACGCAGATCGGTGATGATGATAGTGGCGATTCCGTTATACCTGACGGCGCGTACACCGACACCGGGACCAATCTCACTTCTGTGCTCTCAATCGATGGCAGCGGATTCACGACGGCAGACGGCACTCTCACCGGGGGCACCACGACCAGGACGCGCTACTACTACGACGGTGACCTGACAATCAGTGCCGGCGACACAATAGACTTCACCGGCAACATCGAGATCTGGGTTAAAGGCCATTTTTCTATTCTCGGCAAGCTTGATGGGGCCGGAGGTGGCTACACCTTTTCGGAAGCTGGATATATTGGAACCACGATGGCCCAGGGCCTTGCATACGCAGTGACTGGCTTTTTTGGGAACATCATATCGTTCAGCAACGGGCAAACTCTGTTCCCCCAGGTCACAGCGATACCAGCACTAATGATCGTTAATGATGCCGGTGTCCTGAGCGGGTACCCAGACGACATGCGCGGTTCCGGTGGACCGAGTGGCGGCATATCAACTGCCGGAGATGACTCACCAGTTGTTGGTGGAGTCGGCGGTCTTGGTGGCGGATCCGTTGTGATCGTATCCCGGGGCAGCAGCTTCGGTGTGGATGGCGAGATCGACGTCTCCGGCACGGATGGCAACCTGGGAAGTACAGGCGATTATGTTGTCGGTGGTGCTGGAGGCGGTGGATCCGCCGGCAGTGTTCTGATTTTAATTGATGGCTCCGGGAACTCAGTGCCGATAGCGAACGGCAAGATAACTGCATTCCGTGGAGCAAGCCCCGAGCAGGCTAACGTCCCTGTCCGTGGTGTAGATACTAAAGCACCTAAAGAATCCCCGACAACTAGATGGGGTGGATGGCCTGGGCTTCCATCTGTCAGCCAGTACGATTCAAACGTGCGGATCCAGTACCTGCCGGTATCACGGATACCCTACGAGAACGATCAAGCCAGCCTCGAGCCACCCAGCGGGGTAACAGTAAGTCCAATTCCAGGCGGCAATGATATCGATTGGGATAATCCTATAAACCCAGGCAGCTGGGATCTGATTGAGATACATGCCTCAACAACGAACGACGTTGCTACCGCCAGCAAGACATTCGAAGGTCGTAATAGCCGGGCCAATCATCTTACTGGCAATGTAACACCACAGTTTTACTGGTTGAGATCGAGGCAGGGAACGCGGTTCTCGGACTTCATTCCGAACACTACGACAACCACCTACACCGGCACTCCCGAGATCGATGCGAATGTCGCTGCTACCAGATCGAATTGGAGCGGTATTGTTGATGACGATTCCAACAAGCCAGACAACAACGCGACCGTCGGTGCAATATG